CAGAGATATTATAGTAGTCTCTTATATTCTTGCTTCTGATAATATCTACTACATTTGCAAATGCTTTGCCACTTGCATCATTTATAACAACAGATTCTCCTACTCCACCTGATTCTCCAGCATCCCCCTCATCTGGATCTTCACCTGTAGTAAACCTATCCCAAGAAGAACCGCCATATCTGCAGTTGGATCTTAATTCTTTCCGGTTGCACCTTCTACAATACTTTTCTTCTGCCATTGAAAAAAATATATTCTTGTTTTATTTATCAAGATCCTTAAGACCATTCTTTAATAACTTTGATAGTTCTGCAGTTGATCCAACAAATAATGCATTATTTACTGTTGATGGACCTTTTGTTTTCACACTCTCCTCTTCAACATCTTTTAATTTTTTCTGCAGTTCCATCAATTTATCTGTAGTATCAGAAACATTCTTGATCAACTGTCCTAGAACTTCGTATGCTCTTGGTTGTTCTGTTTCTTGTGCCAATTCAAGAACACTGTCTATTGCTTCCTGACCTTTTTCTATAATTGAGTATAAGTTTCCACGAGTGTATTCATAATCTTTTTTAATATCTTCGACAGATGAGTTAATCTCTTCTATCTTTTTTATCTTCTTACTTTCTATTTCCTTTGGTTCAATATCGAAAGTTTCATTCAATTTATCAAATTTGTCAGTCATATTCAGAATATATCTCCACTAAATCCAAAATCATCACCTTCTTCAACCAATACATCATCCTGTTGATTGATGATCTTAACTGCTGCTCCTCTCAAGTGTGAAGTGACTACAGTTTTATCTCTACCACGATCCACCAAAACTTTTGAATCGGAAATTGTTTTAATATATATCTGCTCTCCCTCAATATCAATATAAGAATCTTCTGTCAACACACTAGAGTCATCAACTTCAATAATCGTGGTTGATGCGTCAATATCTTTGGATACTATTGTCACAACATCTCCATTATAATCTTTAATTGCTCTAGGAGATACTGAATAACTAAGTCCTCTAACCGCTGAGGTGCTAGATCGACCTTCCAGATAATTGATAGTAGCTTTCTTGATAATATCTTTCGATGCCGATGTAACAGGACCAAATAAGTATGTCTTTGCGTTAAATTTCAAAGTATAAAGTAATACTCTTCTACTGGTAAAATCTCCAGTGTAATCATCTTGCATTGTGATATTATCAAGAACAATCGGAATATCTCTTTTTTCTTTTATACCGTCAACTAATTCAATGGAAATATTATATGCGGGTTGAAAGTATGGAAGTATTTGCTCAATTATTTGGAGCATATCATCATTGACCTTAGCCATTATACTAAGCTCAAATTGCATAGTGTATGGAACAGGCATATATGTCTTTTTGCACTCAGACCCATCCTCAGAGTCTATTGACACAAACTGCTGTGTTGTAGTTACCTTTCTAGATGAATCATATGATAGTCCATTAAATTCAAATGACATTCTTGGGAGAGTGATTGCAGTTGATTTGTTTAAATCTGGAGACTGCTCTAATCTTGCAAGAAACTTTTGTGTTGGTCCATACGCAAGAGGAACTTTTACAACATCAAGCACATTGTTACTACTATCAAGGTGCTTGATAGAAATATTATTAAACATCGTGCCAAAGGCGATGATGGTTTTTCTTAATATTTCGTTATAAAAATACTCAAACATGACTATTGCTTTTATATAAAATATTTATGGGGTTCCAAATGGATTCATTTCAGAGAAATCGATAATATCATCTGACTCTGCTTCAATATTATAATTGTCAGCAAAACCATCATCAGTCGGAAATTTATCAACAAATAATATTCTATGTGTTGCTTTTGATTCTGAACCAGTTAATATTTCTCCAATTTTGAACTCTCCAGCTATATGAGACAATTCTAGAACATTTGTATAATTCCAAGTTCTAACTCTTGCTGTAGTTCCACTTTCAGAACCAGTTACAGTTTCATTGAAAATGAAGTTTCCTTGAGATTCCAAATATGGGTTGGATATGGTTATCGCAGGAGCCTCTGTATACCCAACACCAGCATTAATTAGGTTGATTGAGGTGATTTGTCCATCAACACCTATTACAGCGGTTGCAGACGCTCCTACGGTCGAATTACCGGCAATAGTGATGGTAGGTTGATCTATATATCCAAGACCGGGATTCGTAATCTCAAAGGAACTAACAACACCATCTGCAATTTGAGTTACAGCTTCCGCTCCATCTCCGCTACCAAAGAACTTTATACCAGGCGCTTCTGTGTATCCTGCACCAGTATTAACAATATCAACATTCTGAACCAACCTAGAACGAGTTCCAAGAGTTGCATTATGTAAATTTATGCCACCAATTAATCTTGTGGTCGCTATACCAGTAACTCCACCACTAGGTGCAGATGAAAAACCAACCGTTGGATTGTCAAAGTATCCACTTCCTCTATTTGTTATAGTTACTAATTGAATTCCGCCATCAGCAATTGTAGCTGTTGCAGTAGCAGTAATACCAATACCTGTAACGAGAAGTGTCTGAGTTGGTCCAAGAATAACTGGAGTTCCGTCAGCATTTCTACCATCAATTTCATTTCCGATTAAATTATCATCAATTTCATGAATATCAGTATCTATAATTTCATTTTCGTAGCGGAACAACTCACATCTCAACTCATACACATAGTTCTTCTGGAGTTGATAAAATGGTTTTTCATGTTCGACATATTTAACTTCATATAACCTATCACCTAAAGGAAGATACACTAAATCCCCCTCTTTTGGTCTAGATGATAACTTAATATTTGGTTTATCCTTTATCAGAGGTTCAATGTAGTTTTCCCATCTTTCTTTGGATATTACAAATGTAATTTCCTGAGTTTGCTCGATACCAAACTTTGAGAGTAACACTGGATTTTCGGCATACCCTTCATAGTTTTGAATATATGCCTCTATTGGGTATGAGTTTGTAAATGCAGACTGAGTAACTTCTCTTACAATATCATTTTCACTTACGAATGATCTTGGCATATAGTGAACCTCTATACCATACATTCTTAACTGTTCGTTAATGATATCTTGAATTAAATTCTGCTCACCGGCTGTTCCTTGAGTAAAAAATGGATTTAGCATATCAACCAATCATATCTAGTGGTGGTAATTCGTATGTATTTGACATATCATCAAGAATGAATTCAATTTCTCTCTGTGCATCTTCATAGATCATTCTTCCATTTAACTCAACTCCTCCTGGGAGTTTTACTCCTTGGAATTTGATCAGATTCTGCCCCCACTGTCTCTTAACCAATGCTGTCAAATATCTCTTCAAGAAGGAATCATTCCATACTCCAGTATATTCATTTGGGTCTATGAGACGATAGCAATCAATAATCAGGTGTTCTCCTGCCTTTACAGCAGACCAAT